CGCGATACGGGTACTACATCAATTCTACCGTGATCGTCACCTTGAAGACTCTACTAGAGTCGTAGAGACCTCGTGGCGGGACGTTGTCGAAGTCGTCGGCGATGTCGTCTGCGATGCTCTCCAGGATGGAGCGGGCGTCGAAGATCGAGCTACTGGTGTAGCCGACCGCCGTCACGCTGTCCTCTTCATGCAGGTGGAGTCCCATCACAGCTCCCTGCTGAACGAGAACGGCTGAGTCAGGTCAAGCAGTCCGGATGTGACGCCCGTGACTACCATGTTGTGGGAGTTAATGAACCGCTTCCACTCGCTGAACTCGAAGACGAAGCGAGTGGCCTTGGGCCACTCGGTCTCCGGCTGGTCGTAGATGTCCGCGATAGCCCCCGAGCCCACGTGCTGGACCTCCGTCCAGTACACGCTGCGGCCGTAGGGATTCTCCTCGGTGGTCACCGCGTAGTCACCTGCGTAGGTGATCAGGCGACCGTTCTCGAACTGCTCGTACAGCTCGGATTCATCGATCCGGTAGTGGATCGAGCAGTTGTCGCCCAGGGGGCAGTCGCTGCCGTCGGGCATCTTCTTGGTCATGTTCTCTCTCCCTCTCGGTATCACTTGGCAGTGATGCCGGGAAAGCCGACCTGCGAGAGGCCGACCAACCGTGGTCACTGACTACAACCACCCCATGGAGCGGAGGAAAGGCGCCACGACGAAGCAGCCGAACATGATCAGGAAGATCAGGAACGCTGCTACGCCTTCAGGGTCGATCTTGTCCTGAAGCCATTGGCGCGCCTTACCAGTCACTGCGCGCCCCCACTCCAAGGGCTACGTTCAAGGCTGCCGCGATCTCGTCTGCATGCTTGCGAGAGCGGCCGTCGGTGATCCAGGCGGCACGCTGTTCAGAAAACGACCCATCACCCTTGACGTCGGCGTACAGGTCAACGATCCACCGACCGTTACGGGGGTGGACTTCGTATCGAAGGTTGGGCATGTTCTCCCTCTCTATGCGTCCTGAGTGGACAAGTCAACCAGCGGGCTTTAGGGCCCGCTGGCTCAATGACTACTCAGCACTCTTCCTGGTCGTCGAGCACCGGGACGATCTGTACGTCCTCAGCGCCCGAGCTGGACAGGAAGTCCGCGTACTCTTCGGCGGCGTCGTAGCTGCTCACGTCCACCGAGCTGACTCGACCCGACGACCACTGGCTCTGTATCCTGTAGTCGCCCATCAGAACTTCTCCTCGATCACGTCTGCGATCTGCTCGAAGCTCAGTTCAGCGTAGCTGCTCATGCGGAAACCTCCTTGAGGAGCGTCATGGCGTGACGCTCGCCGTGCAAGTACGAGCCGCACCCCTCGCACTGTGACGTGCTGTAGGTGTTCGTCTCGCAGTCACAGTCATCGTCGGGCTCGGTCTCGAAGTGCTCCTCGCGAGCCATACCCATGGCCACGTGGAAGCCGTCCCCAATGGTGCTCAAGGGCTCTTCGTCGTGACCATGCTCGTCGTCGTGGCAACCGCCGCACTCACCGTTGGCGTGGTGCAGGATGCAGTCCACGCAGACCCAGATGGTCCCGTAGTTCTCGAACATGTCCTCTCTCCCTCTGAACGAAGGCGGCGCCGTAAGCGCCGCCCCCAGGGCGGAGGATGAATCCGAAGACTCACCCACCACCCTCCAGCCCCTCACGACCACCTTGCGATGACCGAGCGGGCTGGAGAAGGGAAAAAGAGAGAAGCGACGCTCACGAAGTGAGCTAGCAAGAGCGCTAGCAGCTTCGCTGCGTCGCGTGCGCTGTGTTGAGTTGTCAAGGAACTTGCTTCCGGGGCGATCTTGACCCTGAGGCCTAACCGCTCTCCCGCTCCTGCTGTCTTGCTGCGGTCCGAGCGAAGCTCGGGCCTTTTGGAAGCCCCTTCCGGTGCTTCCTGGTCCCGACTATCCTCCCTCTCGGGCGGCTTGTCAAGCCCTTGTTCTCCAGTCCATCTGGGCCCTGGCCCTGCGTGCCCTCTTCCTGGCCCTGTAGGGGGTCTCTCGCCGCGTTTTAGGCCTAGAAGGCTGTCTGGCTTGAGCTAGTCCCTGCGAGCCCCTCAGAGGGGCTGTCAGCGCCGGTGGTGCGTGCTGACGTTGAGAAGTAGATACCCACGGCCCACCCCCTGTCAACCCTCAATCTCAGAAATTCTTCCAGGGGACGCAAAAGAGGCCCCCTGAGGGGCCTCCTGTGTGCTACGGGCGGAGCGGGGGTCAGGAGCTGTTCATCACCGCCTTGATCACCTCGTAGATGAAGGTGAGGGCCAGGACGGTGTTCACGCCCTCCATGAACCTCACGGCTGCACCGGGTTGCGTCCGTCGAACGTCCAGCGGGACCACTCGGGCTCGGGGGTGACGCTCACCGGCTCGGTGTTGTCGTACAGGCGGGCAGAGAGCCAGTGGTGGACGGCCTCACGCTCGGTGAGCCGCTCGTGGGTGTTGAGCCAGCCGGTCTCAAGATCGCGGATGACGACGGTGTAAGTCTTCTTCATGATCACTCCTGGTCTAGCGGTGGGTGCGGATGTAGGCGGCGGTGACCTTGTACTCCAGGGCGAGAGCCTGAGGGCTCTCACCGGCCTCCAGGCGGTCCTGGATGTCCTGGCGGTCCTGGGGGGTGAGCTTGGCCCTGTGGCCCCTGGAGGGGCCGTGTAGCGGGTTCTGGCGCCACGGGGAACTCACAGGGCGCTCTCCTGGCAGGAGGTGCAGATACGGGCGTAGCCGTCGTCGTGCCTGTTCGGCTCGAACCACCGGACCATCTTCGTCTCCACGTGCTGGCCGCACTCCTCACAGTCACGCAGGCAGCCGCAGACGGGCACGGGAAGGGTGAAGGCGGAGGCGATGAAGCGCTCGTGTTGCTCGATCAGGAGCTCGTCCTCCTCGTAGTCCAGCTCGTCGATCACGTCCGGCTCGACCTCGGGGGCGGAGGAGGTCCGACGGGAGGACGCCGGGGTCCGCTGGTCATGGTCGCACAGCGACGACGGGGCGCAGCAGGTGAGGCATTCGATCACGGCCATGCTGGCCACAGCCTCGGGGGCGTGGAGGTCGTCACCACACCAGCAGGTGTAGGTGCTGGAGGAGTAGTCGTGCACCTCGTGCGACCAGCTGCTCACGGTGCTGGCGTGCTCCAGGCAGTGCGCCTGGCCCGCGTGGTCGATGATCCCGACGATCATGCTGTGTCTCCAGTGGTGCGTGTCGTGGTGATGAGGACGAAGCTAGGGCAGTGGTGGCGGGGCTGTCAAGGGGGTGAGGCGGGGAAGGTGTGGGGCAGGGCAGGTTCTAGTTCGTGCGATGTAGGCAGTGGATACATAGTCCCCCGCTCAAATGAGCGTACATCTGTACACTAAGCGCACGCTTAGCCTGATAAGTCATACATATTGCACAGTATCGCACAACAAGTAGGACATATGGGCGCAGTATCGCACAGTATGCCAACGCTTGTGGGCATCCATATATATACAGAGCAGCGCATCTCTATACATACTCATGTGAGCTGCTCCCTGCTCGTTCGAGCGCGCAGCCCTGGACAGATCCACACAACCTACACAACCTGGACAGACTGGACACATCCTCCCATGTCCTGACAGAGTGTGACGTATCGTGACCCGGGGTTGTTAAACTGAGCGGCGCTAGGTGTGTGTGAGACCCTCCAGAAATGCGTCATGGATCCACAACGATAGTGACGCTCCGTAGAGCAGATCCAGGTCCCCCAGTCACCCTCCGTAGAACATTGGTAAAGAGTTGGCAACGTTCCAAGGATCCGAGTTGTCAAAACAGCGAAGTCCGGTCTCTCTCTTAAGTTGTAAGTTCTCCAACAACTTAGGGGGCTGACGCCCCCAGGCGGCAGACCCCGTTAGCTTGTACAGCCTGAGCAACCAGCTGACAACTACAGGCCGCCCTTCAGGGGCGGCCCTACAGTCTCTAAGCTACTTAAAGTACTTAAGGGCACGCCTTCAGGGCGTGCCTCAAGGGAAGTCAAGCAACCCTCCTACGTCGGAATCTTATCCCCGCTCTCAGTGGTCAAGCGGCCGCACTGGTTGTGCTTCGCACAGGTTGTGCAACCTTATAGAGGAGACGCGATAAAAATGGCGAAGATCTACGTCGACGAGGAGACCGGGGAGACCGTCAAGGTCGAGCCGCGTCGGAAGCCTGGGCGGAAGAAGAACCAGTCTGTAGCGGAGAAGAAGGAGACGTACCTCAACTACCTGAAGCAGGGGCTCAGCGTAGCTCAGGCCTCCAGGGACATGGGGACCCACGAGCAGACCTACCAGTACTACAGGAAGTCTGACCAGAAGTTCCGCGAGACAGCGGACCGGATCAAGCTGATGGCCAACGAGCAGACCGCTGCGGTTGCTCGTGAGGGGATGCCCAGCTTCCCGGAGTTCTGTGAGGAGTATCTGGACACCAAGCTCTTCTCCCATCAGCTTCAGTGGTACGACGTCCTTGAGGGACGTCCTCCCCGGGATCTTCACCCGAACCAGGTGTTCAAGCAGGGTGACCCTGGGATGATCATCGTGAACACTCCTCCGGAGCATGCGAAGTCCACGACGATCACGGTGAACTACACGACCTGGAAGATCTGCCAGGATCCGAACATCCGCATCATCATCGTCTCGCAGACCCAGGAGATGGCGAAGAGGTTCCTCAGGGCGATCAAGGATCGCCTGGCCGGAGCGAACCACGCCTACAAGAAGCTTCAGATCGAGTTCGCCCCTGAGGGCGGCTTCGACGCGAACAGCTCTTCATGGACGGCTGACTCGATCTACGTGAACGCAGAAGCCCGAGACTCCGGTGAGGCTACGCCTACCGTGCAGGCTCTGGGCATGAACGGCCAGATCTACGGCAACCGTGCCGACCTGATCATCCTCGACGACACCGTGACGGGAAAGAACGCCCATGAGTTCGAGAAGCAGATCGACTGGATTCAGCGAGAGGTCATCAACCGCCTCTCGTATCCTGGCGGAACTCTACTCCTCGTCGGGACTCGGTTGGCCCCTGTCGAACTTTACTCAGAGATCCAGAAGCCAGAGTGGTACGGACAAGACGAAGAGTCTCCCTGGACCTACCTCACCCAGCCTGCGGTCCTTGAGTTCGCCGAGTCTCCGGATGACTGGGTTGTTCTCGCACCCTTCACCAACCGACCCCCAGTCTCGCTCGGAGCAAGAAAGCTGGTGGAAGCAGGAGCGGACGGCCTCTTCCCCTGGCACTCCGGCAAGGCGCTCGCCCGACGGCGAGCGACGTCCAGTCCACAGAACTGGAAGATGGTCTACCAGCAGGAGCAGGTGGTAGAGGATGCGATCTTCCCGGCGGATAAGGTTGCAGCTTCCATCGACGGGATGCGAGCAGCAGGGCTCATGTCATCCGGCGCTCCAGGACATCGACCCCACGGCATGGACGGACTCTACG